ATTGAATACTGCAATTATTCAAACTGAAGCAATCAAGCATGCAATCTTTTTAGCTAACCCTAGAGATGTTCGACGCATTGCTTCACAAAAAAATCCTTTAGCATGGCTGACTACTAAAGGAGCTTTAACAAGAGGCAATAAATTTGGTGAATTGCGTTACCCTATTGCTGCTCTTGAATCAATACAAAATGATTTGTGGCGGCCATTAACTTTGATGACTGGCGGATATGTTTTACGTAACATGAGCGACTCATTGCTACGCCAATCGTTTGCACCAAATATTCAAACAGGAATATTTCATCCTTTTGAATTGATCCAAGTTGCTATGTTCAAAAAGTTTAAAGGCGACGTAATGGGCTTCTCGTTTAAGGGTGACCCTGAAGATTTGATTCGTGCAGGTCAACATGAACTTGCTGATTCTGCTGGTTTTTCTATTCGTGAAATGAACGCACCTAAAAATGTTTTGTCTCGTGAACAGAAAACTGGTGTGTGGAGTCGTTACGAAATTGGTAACGGTATTGAAGCTTATAGCAAGGCTATTGCTGCGGAGATGGCTTTGCTTCATGGTGATGAGGCCATGAGACTTGCTGCTGAGGGTAAAACTGTTGACGAAATTTTAGATTGGGTTTCCACTACACCTGATGGAAAAAAATATATTCGCACCATGCAAAATATATGGACAAATCGAACAATTACTGATCCTGCTACTGGTTTACCTGTTCGTGCGTCTGCAACATTTATTGACCAAGCAGGCAACATCGATTTAAACCAAGTCAGAGCGTACATTGAAAGTGTTACTTTAGGTCGTCTTGCTCAATCAACCGGAAACGATCCTCGATTGTTAGAAATTATTGCTACTGGGTCGTGGACTGACTCACAAGGTAAAATTATTGAAGCTTTGTTCAAACACCGTACAGGCGAAATTCAAGGGTATAGCGACGAATTTTTAAACGAAATAAATAAGATTGTTGACGACCCCAATATTCAGTTAAATAAATGGTATAAAGCACAAGTTACTGTTTCAACAAGAAGTAATTTATCAACCAGGTTAGCCCCCATTACAGAGGGCATGGATAAAGCTGTTGATATCTTTTTTAGTTCGCTATATCCAAAACGTGAATTGTTTTTGAACAGGTCTCCTGTTTTTAGACAGCTATATTTTAATGTGATTGACGAATTCCTTGATGAACTTGCCCCTGGTCAAGTAACAGAAATTTTGCGTAGTGTTCAAGAAGCGGCTAAAGCAGCAAAAGTAACATACAATGTTAAATTTTTAGAAAAATATGTTGGCAGTAAAAAGTTGGCACAAAAACTGGTAGACAAAGATTCAGGAAAGTTACCTTCAACAGGTAAACTTCTTCGTGAAGAAATTGATGCTTACGCAAAAGGTTACGCATTAGACGAAACTAAAAAACTGTTTTATAACGCAGCCGAAAAATCTAACTTTGCTGACATTATGCGAATCATTGCACCGTTTGGTTCAGCGTGGGCTGAAGTAACAAAAAAATGGGCGAAGACGTTAACAACTGATCCTGAAGCTTTCAAACGGTCTACTAAAGCTGTGCAAAGTTTGACTACTGCTGACCCTGATAATGACGGTCGAGGTTTCTTTTATAAAGACCCGACAAGCGGAGAGTACGTTTTTAACTATCCGCTGTCAAAAGATTTTGCTCCATTGCTTACAATTGGTGGTGCAGCGTTAGGTTTTATCACTGCCGGCCCTGCTGGTGCTGTCGCTGGTGGCATGATAGGAAATAAACTTGCTGGCCCTGTCAATGCTGGTGTAGGAGATTTGGATGTTGACTTGGTTGCTCCAGCCAAATCTTTGAACATGGGTATGCAATTAATCCCAGGTTTAGGCCCGTATGTACAAGTTGCTGCGAACGAGATTATTCCACAAAAACCGTCTACTGACTGGGTAAGAAAACTTTTTCTGCCTTACGGCGCACCAGAAGTTGATTGGGTGATACTGCCATCGTGGGCTAACAAAGCATTGGAAGCTTATAACGCTGACCCAGAAAATGACCGTGTTTTTGGTGATATGACATTGCAAGTTATGGAAGCTTTGGCGATGAGTGATAAATATGATTTGACAAAACTTGCAGACGTTCAACAATTAAAAGATGACGCTATTGATAAAGCTCGTTATCTTGTTGGGATGCGAGCTGGGTTTCAGTTTCTCGGCCCGACTAGACCTGTAACACAAATTGTAGTTCCTTTGTCAGAAGAAAAACGTCAACAAACAATTATTCTTGGTGATGAAAAATTAGATTTAACTAAAATCGATATTCACGGTACAGAGTTAGCAAAATATTTTAGGCAACTCCAAGAAGAAGATTACGACACTGCTGTACGCAAATTTATGGAAACCTTTGGTGAGGATGCGTTCCTGTATATGGCTAGTAAAACTAAAACAACTGTTGGCGGTCTAGATGCTTCTAAAGAGTTTGCTCAATGGGAACGTGACAACTCTAAATTCTTTGACACTTACGAAGAAGTTGCAGGATATTTCGCTCCTGTAGGTACAGAGTTTGACTATCAAGTTTATGTGCGTCAAATCGAACTTGGTTTGCGTGAATTGTTAGAACCTGACGAGCTTGTTGCTGAATCACAACGTCTTGTCGGTGTCGCTTTATATCGAGAAGTTGTACGGTACGCTGGCCCTAAGCCATCTAAAGATGAACGAAAAATCATTTCTGATTATCGTAAAGATTTGTATGAGCAGTACCCTGGTTTTGAACGTGCCGACATTAACACTAATAAAGTACCTGCAAATATTAGTGTTTTGTATGAGGCTGCTTTTGATCCTCGTATGGATAATAACAATATCGCTATTGCTACTCGTCAGTATTTAAATGCTCGTGATTATGCTTTGGAGATTGCTGCTGAACGTGGTGTCGGTTTGGGTGCTGAGGCCAATAGTGATTTGCAAGGTATTTTGCGGGGAGAAGGCGAACGATTGGTGGGTCAGTATCCTGAGTTTGCTCGATTGTGGGATCGTCTATTATTCTCTGAAGTTGATTTAGGAAGGTAATTTATTATGGTTACACGTAGAATTCAAGACGATACACCGCCGACTACAACTCCTCCTAGTTCTGTAATATCAGATTTGGATGCTGTACAAGGTAACGAACCTGCTGCTGAAACTGTTACATACAAACCTGGTGAACGGCTTATTGTTGTTAACGGTAAATGGCAAGTTTATAACGGCCCAGGTCTTGTAGACGCACAAGGTAAAATTGTAACAGAATCTTATTACAATCTTTCAGCTGAACCTGGTCGTCTTTGGGCATCATATAATCCCAGAGAACGTGCCGAAAAAATGGAACAACTTGTATCGGCAGGTTTTCTATCTACTGCCGGTCTTGACGATTACAGTTCTCAACTAAACGCTATTGCTCAATGGTTGCAAGCATCTAACTATTTAGGGTTAGAAAAAGAAAATACTCTTGCAAGTCTTATTGCTGGCGGCCCTCAAATTAGGCGTGGTGGTGGAGGGGGTTCGCCTAAATATGTTGTTTCTAACCCTGACGAATTAAAACTTATCGCTAAAAAAGTGTCTCAGGAAACTATTGGTCGAGAGTTAAATGATGAAGATATTGACCGTTTTGTCAAGGCGTATCAGGCGCAAGAGTTACAAGCACAAAAAAGTTCGGGTGTCACTACTCGTGTGGCTGGTGCTGATGTTGTTGCTCAGGAGTTTGCTCAGGAGTCTGCTCCTACTGAAGCTGCTGCTTATGAGTATCTTGGTTATGTTAATAAGTTCGTTGATGCGATTGGAAGTTTGTGATGAGTAATGTTCCCGATCTATCTGGTGTAAATTTTGAAGATGTTGGTCGTTTGATGAGAGCTAACGGTATGGAAGTACCTGTTGATTGGGAAGCTGCTGCACAAGAACAATATGGTGCGTACTATGCGATCATTAAAGGTGTCCCTGAGTTAGCGGAATTTCTTAAAAAGGCTGTATCGGAAAAATGGTCTGATTCAAAGTTTGTATATGAGTTGCAGCAAACGTCATGGTATAAAACTACTTCTGCTTCGACCCGTACATGGGACACGAATAAGCAACTTGATCCTGCGTCTGCTCAACAGCAAATTGATAACCGTTCTGCGACTATTCGTGAAACAGCTTTAAATCTTGGTGTCAGTCTTGATGATGCGACGATCAATAAGTTGTCTGAGGATAGTTTGCGTGGGTCGTGGGATGCACAAGTTCTCAATAATGCTATTGGTTCTGAGGCCACTAAAACTTCTGGTGGGATGTCACAACTCCGTACAGGTTTTGTGGGTCAAAAGTTGAAGCAAACCGCATCCGATTACGGTATCCAGTTGTCAGAACAAACATTTAATATGTGGGTTGACAAAGTTGCTCGTGGTCAAGAGAACGCTAATTCGTTCCAGCAGTACGCTTTAAACACGGCTAAAGCATTGTTTCCTAGTATTACTGCACAGTTGGATCAGGGTTTGACTTTTCAGCAGATCACTGATCCGTATAAGCAGACAGCTGCTCGAACATTAGAAATGAACCCTGACACTATTGATTTCACTGATCCGAAATGGTCTAAGGCAATCACGTTCACTACAGATAAGGGTGAACAGCGACCCATGAACTCTAACGAGTGGGGTAACTATCTTCGTTCGGAACGATCATTGGGTTACGAGTACACTAATGAGGCTCGTTCACGGGCATACCAAGTCACATCCGGTTTAGCAAACCTTTTCGGAAAGATATGATATGAGCGATACAGGCGCATCACAGTCAGCATATGCCATCATTGGGCAAGACCTAGAACGTTACGGTTTGGGTAGCCTCACACAGTTCGTGAACGATCTCGTGTTTAAAGAGAACGTGTTAGATGAGAACATTATTCGTGGCCGTATGCGTGAAACTGAGCAGTACCGGACACGGTTCGCTGGTAACGAGGCTCGACGCAAAGCAGGGTTCAACGTTCTTTCTGAGAACGAATACTTGTATTTGGAGAACGCTTACCGTCAACAGTTACGTTCGGCTGGTATGCCCCCAGGTTTTTATGACAGTAACGACGATTTTTCTGCCATGATTGGTGGGGATGTTTCTGTAGCGGAGCTTGCTACACGGGTGAACCAGGGTTATGAGGCAGTGAAGAACGCTGATCCGCAGGTCATCCAAGAGATGCAACGTTTGTACGGTGTGAACGACAGCCAGTTGGCCGCCTACTTCCTAGACCCTACGAAAGCTGCTCCTATGCTTGTTGAGCAGGCTAAGTCTGCCCAGATCGCTTCTGAGGCTACCAGGCAGGCAGGATTGGCTATTACAGCCCAGCAGGGAGAGCAGTTGGCACAGGCAGGGATCAATGCTGAGCAGGCTCGACAAGGGTTCGCTACGCTCGGTCAAGCACAAGAACTGTTCAACCCTCTTGCCGGCGAACAAGGTCAAGGTATGACTCAGCAGGAACAGATCGGGGCAGTGTTCGCTACTGACGCTGCGGCTGCTCAACGACTTCGTAAGAAGCAAGCGGAACGAACCGCAGCTTTCCAGGGTGGCGGTAGTTTCGCTGGGCAAGGTCAAGGACAAACTGCTTTAGCGTAGGTACTTGCATCCTACAAATAGTGTGCTACACTTAATCCGATGCCAATAGGCAGGAACACCTTAACGGGTTGTAAGCAGCGAACCGCCATGCCTCCGTGGTGGTTCTGGGCAAAGGAGTGTACATATGGACAGCGACATCGAATTCGATGAACAAGAAACAGGCCGAAATCCTCTGCGTGATCGCATGAAGCAGCTTGAATCGGAAAACGCAGCACTGAAGGCAAGGGCCGACGAAGCCTCTAACGCCGCACGTGAACTAGCTTTCGTAAGAGCAGGAGTTGATTCTGCTGATCCGATGGCAAAGTATTTCGTGAAGGCTTATGACGGTGAACTTTCCCCTGATGCCATTAGAACCGCTGCTATCGAAGCGAGACTCATCCAAGATACTAAGGCTGCACAAGTAGCGCAGGAAGCAAAAGGTTGGGACAGAACCAACCAGGCCGCTTCCGGTAACACTGTTGGTGAAGCCCCTGTGGACATGGTGACTCGGATCAGTAAGGCTACTAGCCAAGCTGAGATTGAGATGTTGCTGGAAGAAGTAAGGTCTCTCCAACAAAACTAGCCCCGAAAGGCAAATCTCATGGCTTATACAGAAACATCCTCCCTATCAGTTGACCAGGTGGCGTTTGATCGCCTGGCCTATTTCGCTCTCCGTTCAGAACTGTTGTTCGACGCTGCTGCGGATGTCCAACCGACGCAACAGGCTATGCCTGGTACTGGCGTAACGTTCACGATCTTCAACGATCTTGCTACCGCTACCAGCACCTTGTCTGAAACCACTGACGTTACTGCACCCGCTTTGAGCGACTCGCAGGTCACGGTTACCCTCAACGAATACGGTAATGCCGTTATCACCACCGCTAAGTTGCGTGGAACTGCTTTCCTCGACGTTGACTCGGCTGCCGCTAACATTGTTGGTTACAACGCTGGTGCTTCAATCGACGAAGTTGCTCGTGAAGTTCTCGCCGGTGGATCAAACGTGATCTACGGTGGTGGCGGTACGACTACTC